GGTTGAGCCCGCTTGTGTTGGTAATTAAAATAGAAGTTGCTTTAATTGCTGGATCGACTGCCGTATTAATCATAGTGATAATATCATCAAAAGTAGAGAGGGCTGGTTTTTTAGGAGCTGCTTGCATGAGTGAGATGATTTCTTTATTACGAGAAACGACGACTTTCTTAGCAATCCAGCCCGTCAACCATGACATAATGTTTTCAGCACTATCTTTAAGTAAGGAATTGGTCGCTGTTGTGATCCCTCCGTAGCGTCCAATCTGATACTTAACAAGTTTAAGATTGGGATCGTCATTGGCTCCAATGGTTTCATCTTCGCTATCTAATTTTGTAAGTGGGGTAATATTTGTCCATTTCTCATAAACACGAGAACCTGAGGCTGTAGTTACATTTTCAACATTGACATATTGTTCCATCACATCATACTGTCGCTTTAAGACATTAATGGAAGTTCTTAAATCTTGGGGAATGGTTAAACCAGCCGCTTCGCCTGATTCATCTTTAGAGGAAGTGACTAGATTTGTGATTTTAGAATCGCCTCTCATTAAGGCTTTAAAATCTGAAATGAAAGAATGATCGGTTTGGTTTTCTCCATTTCCTAAGGGAAGTTGTCCGCTTGAGCGAAGATGAGCAACTTGCGTCGCTTGTGCTTCGTCGACTTGATTTCTAAGTGCATCACAACGAGCTTGTGCATGATCTCTCTTTGCGGTTAAATCTCTTAAAGTTTGAGCTGAGAAGTTTTCATTTTTGAGCATTTGATTGATTTTATCATTATAATTTTCTACTTTTTCGCCTGCTTCAATCCACAGCTCATTGAGTGTATTTAGTGTTTGATTCATTGTATTGATTCCTTATTTTCTATTGGTAAAGATACCAATTTATCGAAACTACAGATAAGGCCTGTATTTCATTACGTTAATTGCGCTTTTTATAAATGAGTTAAAACAACTGATTTTGTTGGAGACCTTGCTCGCATTTTTACTCCTTTCTTATTCGTCTAATTCAAATCCGATTAACTCTGCGATATTATCTAAAGCATTGAGGTTCATATCTGCTAAGTCTTTCGCTGTGATGATTGTACCGTCTGTGAACCGTGGCACTTCGTGGATATCATCTTTAAACATGGAATGATTGAGTGCATGCAAGTCTTGGAGCTGTGCTTTGAGTGCCAACTCTTTATCAGCGGTTGATGGACTAAAGCCAATTTCAGGAATGCCTAGCAAGTAAGCCAAAACATCTAATTCAACCGCTAGGGTATCAGCTAAGTCGTCTATACTTCCCTGACGCTCAAAGACCGCTTCTTTTGCGTTCATTAACACACGTTTGATGGTGGTGTTAAATTCTTTTGGTTCATTATTTTCTTCTTGTTCATGTAATTTAATTATGCTCATTTTTTTCTCCTATTTTTGGGGGGGCATTTGATTTCATGGGGGCATTAATAAATGCCCCCTGAAAAGCTCAATAGTACCAACGTTTAACAAGCTTTGAAAGCGGTATTTCCAAAGGGGGGCATTTACTTCGAAAACTTTACTATGTGTCCGTGATAAGCAAGCCCTTTTTATAATTAACACTAACTATTATTTTACTAAGATATAAATGCACCCTTACACCCCTACTATCTATACACCCTTATATAATCTAAGTTTTTAAGGGGTGCATTTGCGGGGTGCATTTAACTTTTGGGTGCATTACTAAATGCACCCTATTTTCTGCCATAACCCCTTTTACCTCTTCGAGTAGTTTTTTGCCATTCTTTCTTATTATTCATTGAGTTCTTGAACTTAGAAACTATCTTAGCAGTTCCTTTCCCCGTCTCGATCCCCATTGCTTCCCAATAGAAATAAGTAGCCGTCACAAACTCTCTTGGTTTGATTTCCCCTCTAAACTCATGTTTAGGTGTTTCCCCAGATTGAAGAATAAAACCAATATAGGCTCTCCGCTCGTGCATTCTTGTATTATTTCCTTGTGCTTTATAGAAATCTGTAGGAATCGGAATTTCAAGGTACTGTTCAAGTAATTCTTCTTGTTCATCAAAATATTCATAATCTGATCGCTCCAAATTGAGTTGCTTTTCTTCTTCCTCTGAGAGTTTAAAACTGAACCCTTCCTTGTAGTAGTGAACCATCTCACCCCAAACTTGGCGGACGGTGGCATCATCTAAATCAGAAACAGGATGATATTTTTGTAACTCTTTTGAACAATGAACGGGAAGAAATCGCCTTGCCCCTGTTCTGTCTTTTTGATATTCTTCATGGTTAGTTGTTCGAGCAATAACAAAGTTTTTGGCATAATTTTCTACCTTTGTGCCATAGGGCGCCCTGAAAGAAAGCACGGTTTGAGTGATAAACTTCTTTAAATCCGCAAAGGGTATTTTGTTACTGATTGCCATTTCATCATCATTCACAATCAAAGCACGTAACATCATGACTAACTGGTCTTTATCATCAAAATTTTTCATTGAATCTGTGTACCAGCCTTGCCCCATCTTAGTAAGAAAGGTCGTCTTTCCAGAGCCTTGGCCTCCTACCAAATCCAAAACAAAGTCAAACTTATCATGAGGACGATAAACCTTACTGACAGCCCCAACAAAAAACAGTTTGGTCATTCGTTCGGTTAAATCACTTTCTTTCGCCCCCAAATAATCAGGAAATAGACTTCTTGCACGTTTGACCTTATCCCAATTCTTGTAACAGTCTTCCATGAAATCTTGAACAGGATTGTATTTATTTTCGTAAGCAATCTTATTAATCACATTGACTAAAAGCCGACTATCAAATAAAACATCATATTTTTCTTCAAAATGTTCAAGAATAGCCGTAATATAAACCTCTTTTAACCCGTCATTCTCAATCTCTACTCCTCTCAACTTGAAAGGGGTTCTGATTTCTATTTCTTGTGTAAAAGAATTAAACACAAATTGATTTTTTAAAATGTTGTCATTTTCTATGGCGATTCGTATGTTTTTTAAAGAATTTACTTTTGGTTTACCATACTGATTGACGGCGAAATTTTCAGCTTCAAATTTAACTTTAACGATTTTATCGCTCTGAGGTGGTTTTTGTTCTGACTTCTTACTCTCTGCTTTTGCTTTTTCTTCCTCGTAGCTGTTAATCATCGTTTGGAAATCATCATCTACACTAGTCACTCAACACCTCCCTTTCTTTTTCATCAAAATATTCATCCGCAAGACCTATAAAATCAGCCAGTAAGCCTTGTTTCTGAGTCCCGTCACAAGTCGCTTCAATTTCTGAAACAGCCCACATCATGAGATATTTATAGTTATAGCCGTGTTTCTTTCCTAAAATAATAAACTTCATCATGTTCTTACTATTCAAGAAGCCCTGATGCATCACGATTTCATCTTTGAATTTCTCGAAGGCATTTTGTCGATAAACTGTAGCGACTTTTTCAGATTCGTCACGCTGCAGCTTATTAAGGAACTTCATAAATTTATTTGATGGATGCGCTGGATGTTTATAATGCACTTTTTTATAGCCTAGTTCTTGATACTTTGAGGTTAAAAAGTTGAAAATCTCCCAATGTTGGCTCACGCTGATATCAATAACTGAATCAAAATGACCGCTAAAACTCATATTATTGGGGACAAGATAAACATATTGATAGAAATCTTCTTTTTCCAAAATCAGTGTCTCTCCTGCCCCTTTCATTAGTTTTTTAGCTACTATTTTGTTTAAACGAATCGTTAGAAACTCCATAATGTCTCCTAATCAATCATCTTATCAAGCCATTCCAAATCGGCACGCCTGTAGCCTGAAACAGCATCATGAATCGAAAAGCCCATTTCTTCTTTTTTAGTGATCCCTGCCGTGCGTTCAGCTTCATCAGTTGGGATAAAATAGCCTAATCCGTCAATCGTACCAATGGCACAACGTTTCTTTTGTAAGCTAGAAATACGACTTTGTAGGGTTCTCAAATCAATATTCAAGGATTGAGCCAACACTTCGCCTCTAATTGCTCTATCAATCCCCTTATGGTCTGCCAGCATTTTAATAATGTTTTGATCTAATTTCTGTAAATCAGTTATCTTCATTCATATACCCCCAAATTCTAGTAATGGTTTCTAAAAATTGCTCATAGCTTGCTCTCTGTCTAGCTTCGCTAATCAAGGCAAACATTAAAACAGTAATAGCTTCGCTGCTTGTATCGCTGATAAGATACTCTAAATTGTCCTTATTACTTTTATTTTCAAGGACATCAATCGTAATTTTCATGGTTTATTTTCCTTTATTTGTACTTTCATAACAGCTAATTGCTTACCTAAAAACGGTACTGGTTGCGTGCATAAATTGCTTTTCACTCCGCTAGATAAGAGAATACCTGTACTTGCTTCGAACTGCTGTATCAAGTCATATTTGACTGCTCGTGCATTGTGAATCATCTTAAACGGGTGTTTGCCTGCTGGTCTAAAACTATTCCGTCCGTACCGTTTTAAAGCCGTATAGCCTTGGTGATGTTCAATCATTTCGCTACCTCTTCAAATAAGCTGATTTCTCCGCCCTCTTTTTCGCCCTCAAAGCGGACACCGTGCTTATATTTACGAACTTTAAAGCTATAATCAACTGTGCCTGTATTGGCGTTTAATGGGTCTAATTTTTCAATCTGCTTGTCTGTGAGTTCTGTATGATAGGCTTTTAAACTTCGCAACCCTACGCTATCAATACCAGCCACATAAGGGCAAGCTCTAATAATATTTTTCATTTTCTCAATCCTTTAATAAAATTTGCCTTGCCTGACAAGTTGCTAAGTATCTATGATGATGAATTTGCATATATCATCAATCAAATAGTAAATAAGTGTGGTTTTGTATCTTGGTTTATAGCGATTCAAGCCGTGCTTTTCCCAATTATCAAGAGTTCCGTCTGATATATCCATTTCTTTCATGACATCTTGCCTAGAAATATAAGGCAATTTGCGGTCTAGCTTTAGTTCTAACAGCTTATTCGCGTACTGGTTAAAGTCAGTAATCACAGAATCCACTAAGCCACGCGCCACAAGGCTTGTTAGTGTGTCGTCATTCATGGAGTGCCTCCTTATTTATCCCAAGAAGTCCAGTTTTTCTTTTCTTCTGCCATTCCTGCCTCGTACATTCTTCGAGTTACGAGTGAATTAAATTCACGGCATTGTCTTGCCACGCTTCCGCCTGATATATCTTTCATAGCCTGATTTTTTACGGTGTTATAGAGTTGCCAATAATTTTCAAATTCTTCGGTTTCTTTTTCAAGCCATTTTGTAGGTTTGTGAGCTTTTTTACCACGATTAAATCCCACGCTATAAGCGGTCATTAACGCTTTATAGATGTCGTATTTTTCTAACTTTAAACCGTCTCGTTCTTCAAGCCGGTTAAGAGAGAAAAACAAATCTTCAAATACTGGGTTAAATTCTGTATAATCGCATTGCTTTGCGACTGCTTGCTCGATTTCTGTGCGTACGTTCAACTGCTCGTCTATTGTTGCCATTTTCTTACCCCTTAATCATTTCTACTTGAATGTCGTTTTCTAAAGTTGTGAAAGTCACTACTGATTGACCGTCAAACAAGCGGTAGACATACTCATTAAGTTTGATAAAATGTCTTGCTTTAGCTTTTAATAAGTCCATGAGTTCAAAAGCGATTGAATCATCAAGGATATAAGTTTCTTTGTTTGTTGTATTATTCATTTTGTTTTTATTCTCCAATTTGCTATAATTAGAGTAAGAAAAGCTTTGTTAGAGCTTGCCTTACTTATAGTTTAAAGTCGTTTATCTGGGGAGATGGCCGGCTTTTTTTGTTGTCATTGTGGATTTAATAGTAACTGTATCAAGAAGCATATTTCTTCCTACTTTTTATAACTTTTATAGCGAGTTGCTTCTTTCCACTCTACAAAATCTTTAAATACTTCTTTATTGATAAATACAAGTCCGTGAGTTGGATTAAGTACGCCTTTTTTAAATTCAGGTCGATCTCTCATTTCTGTGAGCCAAGCTGTTAATGTGCCTTTAGTTAAGCCTTCCCACTTCTGCATAAGATGCTTTTTGTCACACCATTCTGCGTCTTCTGCATTTTCAACAGGTAAGTATGTTATTTTTGCGTATGGCATATTGCATCTCCTTTCTTAACGCAATTTGAAATCATCAATGATTTTAAGAATGACTTGATGTGCTTTAGGTGATTGAAGATGACCTGAAAGAATATCAATCATCACGTTTTTAGCTACTCCATACTTGGCTGCTAAACTCATTTTTTCGATTCCTGTTTCTTCAATGAATGAATTAACAAGTCTTAGTCCGTTGTCACTTGTTGGCATTTTATACCTCCGTATATATTTTTGTATAAGAAAAAGTTAGCATTTCAGAACATTAATGTTTGACATATCGTAGAAAAAGTTCTACAATTAATGCATAGTTAAAACACCTAACAAAAGCTTTATAAAACATTCTTGGCGGAGCGTTTAAAGTGCTTTTTATAGGTCTATTTGCTAACCAAAAGGCTAACTCTTATCTACAAAATTAATTATAGAACTTTTGCTACAAATTGTCAATAGTCTTGTCGCTTTTTTTCTAAATTATTTTTTGTGTTATCTATGAAAGGTTGATATTAATGGATTTATACGAAAAAATAAAAGAACTCGCAGCCCAAAAACATACCTCTATTCGAAAAATAGAAGAACATTTAGGTTATGGTAACGGAACTATAAGACGTTGGAATAAAAACAAACCAAACTACGATAAAATACAAGCAGTTGCAAAATATTTTAATGTAAGTGTGGATTATTTACTTGGAAATGAAGAATTAAAAAAGACCAATAAGCCAGTTGATTTAAAAAAAGTTATTAGTGAGAAAAAACCAACATCTTGGGATGATCCTCGCATAGACTGGAATGAGTGGGTTTCATTTGATGGTGAGCCAATTAGTGACGATGTTAAAAAAATATTATTTGCAATATATGGCGATAAATTAACGGACTAAAAGGAGCCTCTATGAATGAACAGGAATTGATAGGGTACCTTCTTTTGGAAATGGAAAAACAAAACATCCACATTACTTGTGATGATTGCTTTCCTAAAAATGCTATGGTTAATATCAAAAGAAAGTTGATGATTTATAATCCAACTAAAATAACCGCTTTTAAAATTGCTCATGAACTTTCTCATGTTATCAATAAAGATATATGTAGAGGTTCGGAAAACGATGCACTCAATCCTCAAGAATTTAGAGCGAATCATGAGGCTA